TATCTTTGCTTCATGACTTACTACATCATGAGCGATGGCACAATCAAGCGTGCCTCTGATGTACTCGCAGCTGAATTGATTAAGCGAGGTGCAAGAGAATTGAAACTACAACCAATAACAATAGACTATGGCAATCAAACAGGAGGAAGCACTGGAGCTCTTGAAGTTCCTAAACCTCGAAGAAGCAGCGGATCTCGAAGCCGCAAAAGAAAAGTTCCAGGAAAACTGGATTAAGCAAGAAGAAGTAAGCGGCAAGATTGGCAAGCTTACAGGTACAATCGCCAATGCAACACGCAAAGCATTTGAGCCGTTTGGCATAGTGCTCACCGATGAGGACTTTAAAGGGCAAAAGGTTGAGGAAGTAATTCGCAGCGCATCAGAGAAAGCAAAGAGCTCATTTGAAACGCAGCGCGAAGAGTGGGAGAAGCGAGCATCTGGCAACGGCTCAGAGGCACTCCTGCAAGAGTGGGAGAAAAAGTATAAGTCTCTTGAGCGCAAGACGAGTGAGCTGGACTCAGCTCGACAAGATGTGATGCAACAGTTTGAATCTTACAAGGTGCAAGTTGCAACCGACATCAAGACTAGCAAGATAAACAGCTCATTCGAGAAAGAGCTAAGCGCATTGAAGCTTGATCCATCTGTGAACGAGTACACCATTCGCGGCTTTAAGTCGGCTGTCACTGATAAGTATGCAATCGACCTTGAGGAAGACGGCGCATTTGTAGTGAAGGATAAGGCAACAGGCGAGCGACTTAAGAGCAAGGAGAAAGCAGGATCATTCCTAACAATGTCAGATGTGCTAATCAAGGAAGCAACAGAGGCAGGCATCATCCAAAAGAATCCGCATGCAGGTGCTAAGATTCCAATGCGCAGCCCATTGATTCCGCAGATGGAAAGTGCAGGAGAAAAAAAATTGAAAGGTATCAACCCACGATTCTACACAAAATAATCTATCTTTGTAACGGGTATTAATGTTTTTAGTTTTGAGCCGCACTTGCAAGAGTGCGGCTTTTTTTATTTACCTTTGTGTTTCTCTATGGTAGTCGGCAGGACTTTCAGCTGCAAAAAAGTAGGCATCAACGCAACAGCCTTCAGAATACGTTGCTCAAAATTCTACAATAAAAAACGACTATCATGTCTATTTCAAGAATACTTTCAGAATGCCCTAACGTGCAAATGTCACTGGGCGAATTATTTTTAGAGGTTGGTCAACGCGAGCAGCTTCCATTCCTTGAATTCCTTTTGTCTCCAGAGAACGCGAAGTTAATCCGCACAGAGGTTGCACCTGGTCAAGGTAAATTGAAAACCGTTCAAGCTCGTTGGATTCAGCGTTTGCCTGAGACGGAAGTTGAGGAAGGTGCAGACATCCTTACTTGTACTTCTGCTAACACTTACGGCGATTCAACTACAACCTACACAGTTGAAACAACTGACACTTACACTGCTTCTCAGTTAATCAATGCAGCGGACATCGCTCGCCATTGCCAAGAGAACAGCCGCTATGTGCTTGAGTCAATCATGCGCTTGATGGATGTGCTTGATCGCAAGGTGGCATCTGCCGCAGCTGTTCAAGCTGTTGCTGCAATCGGTGCTTGGGGAACTGAAGTAGAAGGATTCTACACAGTTACTGGTGACTGCTTAGAGGTTGCAACAATGGTTGGTACTAACGAGCCAAACGCATTTGCAATCGCTGACATTCAGCAAGCAACACGCATGGCTAACTATCCAGGTGCACCAATTGCATTCGGTGGTGCTTCAATGCAGCGTTATGCAAACGCGATGGCAGCAGGTTGCTGCACTCAGTACGGCATTGACTTACTTGCAATCACTCAGCAGAACGGTTTCGGCTTTGCTTATGATTCACGTTTGGCAGCTGCTCAAGGTGACCAAACATCTGCATTGATTACAACAGCAGGAGCAATCCAGTGGTTGTCTTTCAACTTAGCAGATTGGAACACTGGCATCACTCCAACAGCAGGAAGCAACTACTCTAAGACTTTGGTGTTCACACCGGCAGGAGTTCCAGTTGACTTGACTATGAAGGATGACTGCGGTAACTTATCAATTGTAATGACTACGACTGGTATCATCGCAACATTGCCAACTGATATCTACGAGGCATCAGATAAGTATGCAGGTGTTAACTACGTAAACTGCGTGTCTATCGTAAACCCATAACGAGCTCGCAGAATCTACTGAGTCAAGACTCGGATGATCTGTTGAGCGAGGGCAGCGATAATTTGCTGACACAATGAATTAAGGGAGAGGTGCAAGCCTCTCCTTTTTTATTTATCTTTGTAAAAAAATCAACAGCCAATGTGCTACGAATCTCTTCTCGGTCTTCAGGGGTGCGACAGACCAGAGCCAACAACTGGGCTTTACATCGATGATCTCGGCATCAATCAGACTTTACTCGGGCAGCTAATAACTGACCAATACAACAGCGGAGTTGAATTGTTTGAAGCAAAGCGAGCATTCGCTTGGCGCAAGATGTCAACTGATATCTTAAGCAGGCTCACACCAATGATGAAAGCTGACACCGTTGTGGAGTCAAAGCGCATCGGTCAAGTGGTGAGCAATGCTGCAAATATCGATGTTGCACTTGGTGCCAATAAGTATGCAGGCATCAGAGTCACAATCGACCCGAACACCGAAAGCTTTTTAAACTTCTACCTGTCGAACTTTAAGATTGACATCTATACGATGGCGGTGCCAGTGGAAATCTTTGTCTACGACATGAGCACCTTGAAGCTGATTGATTCCTTCTTCTACCAATCGGAAGCGGTTGAGCAGTTTATCGGCAAGACCTTCAAGGCTAATCGTAGAAAGCTAGATCTGGCATTTGTTTATGAGTCACTGTATGACACCACCAAGATGATTCCAAAGAAGGGGCACTGCTTCGATTGCTCAGGCAATGTAAGAGGTGCGCACATCTGCCCATTCGTGGATGCGGTTGGCATTGAGTTGACAGTGAGCGGAGATGATGTGATATCATCCAAAGCAAAGAAGTACACGCAAGGGATGAGCTTAGTTTACAATGTAAACTGCGACAGAGAAGCTTGGCTGTGCTCAATTGGTGGCTTGATGGCAATGCCGCTTGCATACGCAACAGCTGTCGAGATTTATAACTATGGCTTGACAATCAGCCCCAACCAACGAGTGAACACAACAATAAGCGTGAACACTGGCATCATGAATGATGCGCAGGATGGAATGATTGCAGGGCGAGACATTGCAGCAACAAGATACAGCGAAGAGCTTACAGCCATGTTGCAGAACATGCGACTACCAAGTGACAATACGTGCTTTGATTGTAGAAGAAATATGAAGTATGTAACAGCACTTCCATAATGGCTACACCCAAGGAGATCAGCGGAAGGATTGATGGGCTATTTGCAGAATGGAGCGGCGGCTTTACTCCGCTATCCTTTGCCGTTCTCGATATGCGCAGGGAGATGTATATCCGCATCTTTGGAACTGGCACAAGCGGAGGTAGTAATACGGCAGGGCAGAAGCTTCCAACTAAACCATACACTCCTGCATACGCAAAGATAAAAGCTAAGAACGGCAGACCTCCTTTGGAGCTCACAGGATTTCTTAAGCGCTCATTTGCAACAGACCAAACGAGTGTTTTTGCTCAAGGCTTTGGAGTTGCAATCTACATCCAAGCAGATGAATCTGGAAAGGTGGCAGGATTGCAAAAACTTTATGGCCCAATATTTAAACCAACAGCTGAGGAGCAAGATAGAATGTTGCAGCTACATGCAGACTTACTTGTTGAGCAAATATCAAATCAGATAAGCAAACCATGAATCTACTTAAGACCATCATCGAGCGGCTCAACCAACGTGTTGAGGTAGCGAATATCTTTGACAAGCAGTTTGGCCTTTGCGAGCTTAATGCAAACGGCAACGAGAAAGCATGGGTGCACTACATCGGCAATGGTCAAGCGGAGGTAGTTACCAACTTCGATGCAAAGCAGGGCACATTATTCTGGGCTAAGCGTGGCAAGGTAACTGTTGTAAAGACCGATGCCTACAAGATGAGCGGCTGCAAGCAGTTGTATGTCACATCTTTTCCGCTGACTGCTTATGCTGTTGTGCGCAAGAGCCATCTGCCATGCGATGGAGATGATGCTCAGGACTGGCTTGCATCAAGAATCTACAAGCTGACGAGTGGCACTGATCCACAATTCAAGCAGAACCTTGGAGTCATTAACTACGAGGTAATTCCGAGCGGTTACATCAATGAGATTAAGACACTGACAGCGAACTATGAATGGGCATGTGTTACTGTCGACTTCGATATCCAAGTGATCACAACAACAGAGGATGGCTGCTATGATATTTGCGCAACGGGTGACATTCCGCTTCCAGACTTCCAACCTTGCACACCTTGCTTGACAGAAGTTGCTGTTGATGGGGTGACTATCACAGGCAACGGAACAGAAGCAGATCCATTGGTGGCAGTTGGTGGCGGTGGCGGCGGTGGTATTATGACTGCCATTGCATTCTCAACTGACCATCTTACCTTAACTGGCAATCAATACGTAGTAGGTAATGTAGTATGGTACAATGGGAATATCTACAGATGCATTGCTAACAATGATTCAATACTACCTACTAATGCTACGTATTGGACTAATCTTGGTGCTGGATTTCAAACCATAGAAAGACCTTCAGATTGGAATGCAACAACCGGCAACAATCAGATATTAAATAAGCCGATAATTCCAGCGGCTCAAGTTAATAGTGACTGGAATGCAACGAGTGGTCTTGCTGAGATTCTAAATAAGCCGACTATTCCAGTGCTTCCTGCAACCATTGTGGAAGATGTGACCGCAACAGCACCAATATCATCAAGCGGCGGAGCAACTCCAGACATCAGCATCACTCAAGCCGATGGCAGCACTGACGGATACTTGACATCAACCGATTGGAATACATTCGATGGCAAGTTCGATGTGCCGACAGGAACAAGCTCGGACTATCTTGACGGCACGGGCGCACCACAGCCATTCCCTGCAATACCAACGGGCACTGTTACATCGGTTGCGGCAACAGTACCAAGCCCGACAAATCCAGCATTCAGCGTTAACGTTCCTAACTCAACCACTACGCCAAGTGTTGACATAACAGCAAACGGAGTTATTAGCCAGTACGTTCGAGGCGATGGATCACTTGCTAACTTCCCTTTGGGTGGTGGCGGTGGTGCATCGGTTAACTATTACCTTAATGGCTCGGTAAGTCAAGGCACGATTTTAGGAAATCAATACTTTGAAATGAACCGCGTTCCAGTTCTTGGAGGTGGCACAAACTTCACACGCACAAATGCGCAAGGCAATGGCTATATCGCGCAATTTATAACGGATGCAGGCGACCCAAATCTTTTGGCAATACCTTCAGGCAATTGGAACTTCGAGACCTACTTCAATGCTTCGAGTGGCGGCGGAAATCCGAGCTTTTACATGGAGCTTTACAAGTACGACGGCGCAACCTTTACGCTTATATCAACAGGGTCTACAAATCCCGAAGCTATTACAGGCGGCACTGTGGTCGATTTATATGTTAGTGCACTTGCAGTACCTTCGACAGTATTGGCTGCAACTGATAGGCTTGCAGTACGCATTTTCGTGACCACATCAGGACGAAACATTACGCTTCATACTGAGGACAATAACCTTTGTCAAGTAATTACAACCTTCACAACAGGGCTAAACGCATTAAACGGCTTGACCGCGCAAGTTCAGAACTTCGCAACTGGTACAAGTGGCACTGACTTCGGGATTAACTCGGCAACTGATACCCATACATTCAACCTACCAACTGCAAGCGCAAGCAACAGAGGAGCATTGAGCACAGCTGATTGGACGGCATTCAATGCCAAGCAAGATGCACTGGTTAGCGGCACAAACATCAAGACAATCAACTCCACTTCGATACTTGGAAGCGGCAACTATGCAACTCCCTTTGAGCTTGTTGTTGCGGCATCGGATGAAAGCACTGCGCTAACAGCAGGCCTTGCTAAGATTACTTTTAGGATGCCGAGAGCGGTGACACTTACATCGGTAAGGGCATCACTCACAACGGCTCAAGCAAGTGGTAGCATCTTCACTGTTGATATCAACGAAGGCGGTTCAAGTATCTTAAGCACTAAGCTGACAATCGACAACACTGAGAAGACAAGCACAACGGCTGCCACTCCTCCAGTGATAAGTGACACGGCACTTGCTGATGATGCCGAGATTACAATCGATATTGACCAGATTGGAGATGGCACTGCGAAAGGTTTGAAGGTTATGTTAATCGGTAACTACGCATGAGTTTTTTAGTCAACCCATATTGGTATGCAAGTGCAGGATGCGCTGATGCTGATGCTAATGCGTTCCTAACTGCGGCAGGTATTACCGACGCGACAATCACCTCAGCTATCTGCACGTTGGTGACATCAATGAAAGCCGATGGAACTTGGGCTAAGTGTAGTGCAATTTATCCAATGGTAGGTGGAACTGCAACAACACATAAGTTTAACCTTAAGAATCCACTTGATACAAATGGTGCGTTCCGCTTAACCTTCACGGGAGGATGGACTCACTCAGCTAATGGTGCGCTGCCTAATGGTACTAATGCTTATGCCAATACTTTCTTAACTCCAAGCACAACTTTAACCTTGTTAAATACTCACTTATCTTTTTACTCAAGAACATCAGCAATCGGAAACAATCAAAGAGATTTAGCAGCATTTGTCGGAGGAAGTACACCTTCATTTTCAATTGGTACAAACACTGGTGTATTAATATCTGACCATTATTGGTTTACTACAAATCGTATCAGTAGGTCAATTCCTAATGCACAAGGTTTAATGCTAACAAGTAGAACTAATAATACCACTCATAAATCTTATAGAAATGGTGTCCAATTAGGGGCAACTGATACCGTTTCAAACGCTGGAAAAGCGATGCCTAACATATCATTATTTTTAGGGGCGGCAAATATTAGCGGTGCTGGTTCTTTCTCTAACAAACAATACGCATTTGCATCCATCGGAAGCGGCTTGACTGATAGCGAAGCAGCGGCACTATACACGGCAGTCCAAGCCTTTAACACCACCTTATCCCGTCAAGTGTAATGAAAGTTCACCTACTCACATACGAACAGGCTCAGAGCCTTATTGGCATCCAATTCATGCCTGACAATTACTTTAACCCAATCATGGATGCTGACGGCAATCACATCATCAGCATCGAAGAAGTTGAGCAGTGCTCAATTGATTGGGTGAAAGCCTTACCTTTGATAACCTATAAACCTATAACGACATGGCAGGAGTAAAAATTACCGACTTAGCGACATTGACCACAGCGGTTGATGCTGACTTATTATACATTGTGGATGTCAGCGACACATCGCAATCACCTGAAGGCACATCCAAGCAGATTGAGGTGGGCAATTTGTTTAGCAGTGGCAGCTATTCTCCGACAATTAGCGGATATGTGAATGGCATTAATGTAACTGTTAACTCAGCAACATATATCCGAGTTGGAAACATTGCAACCGTATCGGCTCAGTTGGAAATTACGATGGACACTGGCGAAGTTGATGGCGCATTCGAGATTGAGCTACCAGTAGCATCTAATTTTACAAGTGGTAAGCAGTTATTTGGATTAATGCAATGGTCATTTCAAGGTACATTAGCAGAGATTGAATTCCTAACAATTGAAGGAGAAATAACGAACAACACTTGCTATGTTAGTCTTCAAACATTAACGGCTGCAATAGTAATGACCTACTGCACCATCCAATTCCAATATGAAATCATCTGATAGCGGCATCCGTCTCATACAGGAGTTTGAAGGCTTGCGCCTCACCTCCTACCTATGTTCGGCAGGTGTTGCCACAATCGGATACGGCGCAACCTACTACCAAGACGGAAGCAAGGTGAAGCTCGGGCAGACCATAACCCGAGACCAAGCTGATCAGCTGCTTAAGGATCACCTTAAGGAGTTTGAGGGCAGCGTGCTTGGTCTGCTTAATACCACCAAGGTGAACCAGAACCAGTTCGATGCGCTTGTAAGTTTCTGCTTTAACCTTGGAGCAGGCAACCTTGCTAAGTCGCAGCTGTTGAGGTTTGTCAAAGCCAACCCAAAGGATCCGAAGATTGCAACGGAGTTCGCCAAGTGGAACAGGGCAGGCGGTGAGGTATCTCGTGGGCTTGTAAGAAGAAGGAAAAAAGAAGCGGAACTATATTTTGCAGCAGTTGTATAATAGATATTTGCTCAGGCATAAGACAGAGCCATTTGTGATGCTTGATGAAATGGATCTAACCTTCGAGCAGTTTGTTGAGAAATTAAAATCATCATACGTTTTTAATCACATGTGGGGCAATGACGACAAGAAAGAAAGTAAGTAAGCCAAGGCAAGTGCTTGATATTATCATCAAGCATTGGCGGCCAACAATTGGCAGCTTGGTGATTCTTAGTTCTGTCTTTGCTCTTATCTTCAAGCAGATCACAACAGAGACACTTGCAGCTATTGTGGCGGCAATGGTCGCCGCAGGATACATACCAAAAGCAAATGACAATGGATGACGGAAGAGACTCAACTTATACTACACTCGATCAAGGGTGCGTGGTGGGTATTGGCTGCAAAGTCCATACGCATCATCATGTAATTAAACTAGAGCCGCAGGTTGTGTATAAGTCAATGGAGAAATTCACTATCTTTGGCAAGCAATATTGCACTAATCAATGGGGGCAAACTTTCGAGATCGCTGCCGATGAGCCAGTGCCAGAACCAAAGCCGATGCAACAATTATACGCAAGCGATACAATCCAACCAAGCACATCTGCATTCTTGCTTGCTCCTAAGCCAGAGGCAAAGATTATCATCAAGCCTCGGACTGAGTTCACCGAGTACAAGCCGACAATGGATGCGCCAATCATGGGCATGCTGTTGACTTTTACAATTTACCTTACAGCGCAATGGGCATGGAGCTCGATGGGTGCATGGAATAACCTTTATAGCGAACTCTCTGCATGTCTTCGCTCTTCATCCTAGAACATTCAATCGACCTCTTCTATGTCGTGACCGATAGTGATGGGAAGATATACACCAACAACGAGCTCTTCAAGAACTATGTCAGCCATATCAAGCCCACAAAGATCACCGACATCATAAGCATTGAAGGAGATAAGCAAGATTTCATTGAGGCAATTGAAAGAGCTCGCAAGCATTCGCCTGAGCCTTCAAGAGTCTATGCTCGGACCAGGCAGAAGAACACAAGCGATAGATATAATGTTTGGAACTGCTTTGCGATTGATGACACTCTACACTTTGTCGGCATTCAGATAGTCGATGTAACTTCAATCAGCTCGCATGAGCATGAGCGGCAAAAGAACCTACTTGAGGAGTTTCGCTTTATGCTTTCTCATGAGCTCCGCCAACCACTTACCAACATAGCAGGCCTTGTGAACATGCTCATGCAGCATCAAGTCGCAAGCGATGTTGATCGCAAGGAACTGCTTGGCATGATTCATAGTTCAGTGAACAAGCTTGATGATGCAATCAAGGCACTTGTTAAGAAAGCAGCTCGGGAGTTATGACAGATCAGCAAGCGGATGAAAGACTGGTTAAGGTTGCCGCTTGGTATGTGATTGAAAGAGGCATGCCGGTATGCGTTGCACTGCAAATACTGCAAGCAGAGCTCAAGGATAAAAGAGAATTTTGGGAGTCATCAAAACAACTTATTAAACTCATACAAGATGGAGTCTGCATATAAGTACATCAGCTTTGCCACAATCATAGTGCTTCTATTCCTACTGCTAAAAACTTGCAGCAATGGAGTCGAAGCAGATTATCGATTTAAGCACACGATATATGAGGATAGCGTACTTATCGCCTCGCAGAAGAAGATAATCGCACAGGGCTCATCTGATGCAGCAAAACAAGCACAACAGATAGCAGAGCTCGAAGTGAAAGTAAAGAACGCAAGTGAGGTTGTAAAGATTGAGACCAGGACAATCATCAAAACGCAGATTAAGTTAGGTGATACAGTGATGATTGATAAGAAGCCATACATCCAACTGCCAAAGCCATTCCTTAAAACAACCGAGTGGTACACAATCGGCGGCATGATCAATCGACTAGGTTGGTTGCAGATTGATAGCTTGGTCATCCCGGCAAAGTTCACCTATGCTGTCGGTGACACCATGCGCACTGGTATAGTTAATAGGTTGCTGAAGAAGAAGGACACCGTTGTGCGCCTGAGAGTCGACAATCCAAATGTGCAAGTTGTGGGGCTTGAAAACATCTACATCAAGCAGGATAAAAAGTGGCATCAAACAACTGCATTCAAGGTGGGAGTTGGAGTGCTGATTGGAGTGGCGGCAGTTAGTGCTGTAAAATAATCGTGTTGTTTATCAGCGAGTTAGGATAATTGCGTGTAAATAGTTTTGATTAATATTGTGATATTCAAAATAAGCTATACATTTGTCAGACAATCATTCACTCATAAATCATTTACTCATTCACTCATGAACACTTATTTTAAATCACACGACAGCACGCAGTTTTTTAACTACGATCATTTATCTGGAATCATGTTGACCATTGTGCAAGATGGCTGCCATCAAGGACTCTTTCAAAGATGCGACAAGAACTCTCTTGTGCTTGTTCGCCAATACTCCAAGGAGATGCAGCAAGGCCTTCATGA